GGTGACGCCCTTGTACCTATAAAGTGTCGTCATGTCCCATGCGGCCTTGTTGACGGGTGCGCACCTTCCGTTCAGCACCCGCGCAGCGCCGTGGCGGTAGCAGAGGATCTGCTCGTGGATGAGGACCGGAAGCGGGACCGCCCTTGACGAGGACTGACCGTTGAAATGGACCATGTACGGGTACTGGTCCGGGAAGCTCCCGTTGTTCGGGTAGTAGAAGATCGCGGCCTGGTAGTTCCCCGGCTTCGTGAATCCGACCTCTTTGGACAACGCTCCGAACAGGGGCTGGCGCGACATGGTGATGTTGTATGCGTTGTTGTTGATGGTCGTGACCTTGTTACTGTTGACGCCTCGCGTAGATATGACGCCGACAAGGATCGACTGCACACGGGCATAGACACCCTGGCCGCTGTCGTCCCATCTTTTGTAGATGATGTTCGAGAACGTGACGACAAGGTAGCCGGAGCTTATAGGCTTGCATTCAGCAAGGGGAATCTCCAGGGTCGTTCCATATTCGTGTTCCGAATCGTATTCCCGTTCGATGGTGTGTGCGTGGTCCGAGTCCCATCCTGAACCGTACCAATAACGGACGGTGCTGTTGTCCTCGCTTACATACCGGACCTGGTATTTGATCTTGGAAAGCGAATACTGCAATGCCGTCACCTTGCCCTGGATGATGCCCACGGGGAAGGGCGCGAAATTGACGGAGATCCGCACCGCGGCAGTTTTCGTGTGGAAACGGAACGAGGTGGAAGGGTCGTCAGTTTCACGGTTCCCAGGTATCATCGCGTACTGCTTCCATCCGTCCGCGCCCTCGCTGTTGACGAGATAGTCGTCCGGGGTCCTTCCGTCCGGGTCAAACATCTCGCTCCCGCTGTCCCACACGGAGCCGCCGGAATTCGACAGGATGTCCAGCGGCGCGGAATGGACCGCAATGGGCGCAGACGTCCCGTTGCCTTCCACGGAGCAGCGGTAAGACGGTCCGGAGGAAAAGCTGAAATTTCCAAGCGCGTCAAGGGAGACCTCCTCCTTAAACTTGTAGTCGACGAAATCCTCGATGAACTTGACAGCGGGCTCGAACTCCAGGTTGCCGCCGTAGAACTCCAGCGTCTGGTAGCCCGGCGATGCATAGGGGCTGCCCATCGCCGGCATGTTGCGCAGGTAGGTTATTTCTATCTTGTTGCCTCCCACCCAGCGCAGACACATTCCCGTCGCTTCCAGGGTCCGTTCCAGTACATCGTACCAGTTCATCCCGTCCAGAAGCTCCGCATTGATGTATGCTTCGTGCAGGTATTCTCCGTTTCCGACGATGTTCTGCGTGCTCTCCGGGCCGAGGCCGGTTCGTGCGATGGTGACGTTCATCGCGCACTCGATCTTGTCCATCGCCTGGTCGAGCAGGTCGCTGATCTTGACAAGGCCGTCAGCGTTCGGCGTCATGTCGAACTTGAAGTCCTTCAAGTGACCGATGTTGTCCCTGGCCGTTACGGTGATCGCTGTCCGGTAGCCGAGGTCCTCCTGCCAGCTGTCCGGCGTGACGTAGCCGGTCCACATGACGCCGTCTCCGTCGGAAATGCTCACCTTGTATAGGGTTGCGTCCGGGGTGTAGAACTCGCTCCAGTTTCCCCATTTCCCAGCGCCGGTGGCGTCCCAGGCGTCGATCATGGAGAAGCGGAGCTGCGTCTTGACGATGGGCGCTGTTACGTTTCCCTGCGCCCCCTGGATCTCCAGGACGCACCCGCACAGTGTCTTGATTGGCGTAGCGCTGCCGCCGTAGCCACGCTGGTAGATGTCCAGCCGGTAGTTCTGCTTCCGCGGGTTCTGGAACTCCGCATAGTATTTCAGTCCGTAGCTCGCCATATCGTTACCTGTTCCAGTTGTTCTGCGTCTTTTGTCCGGACAGGAGGATGTCCGTGCCGGACAGCCTGCCGGTCACGTACACCGTCATTTCGGTCTGGAGTGTCTGCGTCTGGGCGCCGACCGAGGATGCGCCAGCGCTTCCGTAGGATGTCGTGGCAGTGGATGCGCCACCGGACCTGGCGAGGGCGCCGAGCCCCGCTTTTGCGGCTGCACCAGCTGCGACGAGGGCTGCGCCGGCGGCGACTGCTCCCCAGCCCGTTTCGCCGAAGGTCATGAGGGCGCTGTTGGCCGCGATGGTCGCGGCACCTTCCGCCATGATGATTTCGCCGGCCTTGATGGCCATGTCCGCGAGAGGCGTGAGCATTGCCTGGATGATTGCGCCGCCGTTGAACTCCTGGAGCCCGAACAGCTGGTTCATCATCTCCTGGCAGGCGTCCGTGAAACCGTTGATGACGGATTCGCGGAAACCGTCCACGATCTCCTTCATCATCTCGACGTTATGGCTGTACTTGCTGTAGAACTCGTCCCACGCTGTCATGTCCGGCGGAACGATCTCGACGGGCTCGAACTCGACGCTCTTGTTCGTGAGGTCGAGAAGCTCTTTGTCGATGTCCGCCATCGTGTCCTCTAGGACGTCGTCCATGCGTTCCTTCGCACGGATGATCGCCATTTCGAAGGTAGATAGAGCAGGTATGTTCCCGCCGCCTCCGCCGCCTGTCGTCACGGCGTTGTTTCCCAGGGTCTGCACCCTGCGGGTTTCCTCGTTGAAGGCGCCGGCGGCAGCCCGTTCCGCGACGATTGCATCCACCAGCTCCTTTGTCTGCTTGTCGTTCCTGCTTTGATATTCCTGGGCGAATTTCGCAAGGGTTACAAGACCACCGCCGTTCTGCTCCTTGATGCTTTCCAGGAGGGCTTTCTGCGCCTCGTTCTGGTACCTGTACCCGGATTTCTTATATTCATCCAGCGCTTTGAGCAGTTCTGCGTTTGGCGCGATGTTCGTCAGGAATGACTGGAGTCTTTCGCGGTTCGCCCTTGTTTCCCTAACATCTGCGCCGGACAGGAACGTGTTCTGCGCCTGGATGCTGTATTTCTTTCGGTAGTCCGCCTCCTGGTCGTAGATGGTCTTGATTTTGTTCAAATAATCCTGCGCGGCCTTCTCCCGTACCTTCTGCGACAGTTTCTGATTCTGCATCCGCACGCGGAGAACGGCGAGCTCGTCCTTCATGGCGGACTTCTGGAGCTCGATGCTGTTCATCACCTCGAATTCCGCATCCTTCATGGATGCCAGCTGCTGCGCCTCGCGGAATGAGTTGGCGATGCGCTTTCCGAGATTGGAGAAGTCGGCGGAATTGACCGCCGAGATGAACGTGTTCCAGGCGCCCTTCATGCCGGCGACGGTCCTGTCCCAGACGTCGCCGAACCTCTGGCTGGTGTGCGCGAACTTGTCCGCCGCGGCAACGGCGGCGGCTCCGATGGCGGCCCATGCTGCAAGCGCTCCGACCTTGAGCCCCTTGATTTTACCGAGCAGACCGCCTTCTCCGGAGACATCGTTTCCGGCCTCCTTTATGCCCTTGCTGAACTCATCCTTTTTCAGGCCCAGCTTTACCCAAAGATCGCCTATTTTCATTTCCGAATACCTCCTTGAAAATCCTGTCAAGTTCCGCCTGTTCCCATTCGGTCACATGGCATTTCTCCCTCATAGCGTTCGCCTCCTCCGCCGTCATCTGCTCCCACGGGAAGCGGATGTATGACTTCGGGTTGCTGGCCTTCTGTCCCTTGATATACGGGTTCATCGCGTACAGGTTGTAGCAGACCCACCGCGCCAGCTCCATCCGTTCCCTGGTCTCATGCTCCCGGCCGTCCAGGAGCATCCGGTATTCCCGGAAGGAGGTGAGACCGGCCTCCCTTTCAGTCTTGCCGCACCGACCTACGAGGAACGACTCGATCGGTGCGTAATCCGGTAGATCCAGGACCTCTTTTTTTTTACCGGCTCCGCCTCCTCATTCTTTGCTTCCTCTTTTGCGCTCTCGCGGCGTTTCTCCTCCTCGATGAGTAGTTGCTTGTCCGTCTTGCCGGTGAGGGCGCAGACGGCGAAATTGACACCGTCCGCGAAACCCTTCGGGTCGGCCTGCATCCAGCCGTGGAAGTCGCCCCGCTTGTAGGGAAAATCTGCCAGCGTCCCGTGGCCGTCCAGCTCCCAGGCATTGAGCGCGGCGAAGTACATGATGTCCGCGTACCGTTCCATCACCTGGACGACGCCGGCGTTCCCGTCGAGCGCAGGCAGCGGTGCGACGGTCTCCTGGTACACGGAAATGCGGGGGGTGAAAAGCAAATCCACCTTCACCCCCTCGCTGATCTCCACCGTTTTTCTTACCGGGACCATAGGACTATGATCCGGTGTGGGTGAGGGCTCCGTTCACCGTCAGGGAGATGGTCCTGCTGCTCACCGCGCCGAAGTCGTTGGTGTCGCTGATCGCGGTGATCACGCACATTCCGGCGTCTCCGGAGGACGGTGCGTTGTTGGAAAGCTGGCCGATGAACACTTCCACGTCGTCGCCGCTTGCGAGGCTGGAAAGGAGCGAGGCCTGTGCGCTGTCGCTGTTGTCCGCGAATACCGTCGCTTCGATGGTCGCACCCTTCTTGCCGCCGATGAACTGCGCCCAGTCGGTGGATTTGTCGGAGACCTCGATGGCCTCCTGGGTCCGGTTCACCGAGTTGCTCTGCTCGCCGGTCAGCCAGGTGTAACTCGAACTGGACTTCAGGTAGAACTTGTTTTTATTTCCAAGAATTGCTGACATAGTTGTATGCTTTTATTCGTTGTTTGGTTGCGTTTTTTCGCGCTCGACGTAGGCCGTGAAGCCCTGGAGCAGGCGGTAGATTATCTTGGCCGAGTCGGCCGATTCCGTGAGATCCTGGAGCTGGTCCGGGAGCACTCCCAGGCAGCGCCATCCATCCGGCAGTGCGAGCTCCGCGGTCAGGCGTTCGACGTTCTCCTCGTTCATGGCGGTGGTCGCCGACAGGGAGGCATTTCCGATGCTCTCGACGGTGAACGACAGCTGGCGCAGCATGCCCTCCTTGTCGAGCCTTTCACCTTCGGTTATGGTGTGGACCTCGATCCTGGGGTAGCCGGCGCCCCTGCCGACGCGGACGCCTGGCCGCTCAAGACGGGCGACCACGGCCGCGTAGACGGGGCCGTAGGCGCTCTCATGGTAGGCCGGTTTCCTTGCGAACAGTCTGCTGAATAGTGACATCGGTTACTTCGTTTTGCGCCGGACGGCGTCCCGCACGGCCTTGATGATGCTGTTGTGGTTCTTCTTGACGGCCGGCCCGAAAAACGGGTGCGGCTGCGTGCCTTCCGAGGCGATCTTCCGTGCGATGAGGAAACCGGCCGTCCATGCCTCATTCCAGTCGTGCATGTGGAATTTCTTGTATGCCCACGCGGCCATGTAGGTAAGCGGCGGGAACTTCCCGGCACGCCGTCCGTATTCCACGTATGCGGCATATCCCTCATTGAGGTTCAACGTGTCGAAGAAGCCGGCGGTGATGTCATCCTTCTTCCGCGTCACGTGTCCGCTCGCACGGAGAAGACCCGTCACGACGGAGCCGTTTTCGCGCAGGTTGTCCTTCGCGTCCGCGATAAGGTCCAGCGCTCCGGCCTCGATTCCCTGCAGTGCCGCCTCGACCACGTCCCGGTCGCATTTCTCAAGCGCCTTCAGGAGCTGGTCGAGCCCTTCGATCTCTATGGCTCCGCCGCCGGTCATAACACCTGCGGATTGTCCACCTGGTACCAGCCGCTCACCCTCACGACCCGCCCCCGGTTGTCCAGGACCTCCGGAAGCGGGAAGTGGATGGAGTGACCGCGCCAGGTGATGCCGTTGAACTTTATTCCTGGAAGGCGGAACTCGATGTCCACGCCCACGACGTCGGCCTGCTGGAAGGTGAGCATCGTTTTCGTCGAGCTCATCTGCCGGACCTCTGCGTACACCTCCAGGACCACCTCCGGCTCGGCGATCTCCGCGTGGGAAAACTCGTCCGCCCTCGCTTCCGACCAGGTGAGCTGGATAAGGTCGTTGTAGCGCCGGGCGCCTCTCGGTGTGCGTAGCATGGTTACAGTACCTCCATCAGGATCATGTTCAACACCTTCGGGTCTTCCCCGTCGTACAGGGCGGTCCCGTAGCGGAACACCGTCGACAGGAGCCGCTCACGTTCGCCTTCGACGGGCACGGTCTGGTAGGTCACCTTCACGTACCCGGTCCGGAGGAAGGTCTGCACCCTTGCGCCGGGCAGGGGATCGAAGCGGACGAAGTCGCCGTCGGCGTCAACGCATTCGGTGATGTCGCCGCCGCCCATGTACAGCCGGACGATGCCGGAGGCGGGGACGGCGGCGGTCACCCGGTAGGTGCAGGCGGCAATGGCCACGTTCGCGGATTCCTGGACCTTCACCACGGCGGTCTTGAGCAGCGAGGCGAGCAGGGCGTCCCGGCTGTCGTCCGGGACGCTCGCGTACTGCTTGAACTGCTCCAGGTAGGACCTGCAGAAGCCGTCGTCAAAGGATATGAGC